ATCCCATACATCAAGTCCATCTTCGTCTGCTTGAGTTACAGTAGCCCAAAACTCCTCCTCGGTGAAAGGATAAGCTAGGAAATAAGCTTCACACTCTAAGTCGCTGCCCTCGCAATATCCAGCCAGAAGAATACCTTTAGAAGTATAATCAAAAAGTATTCCACATGTGGTACCTTTAAATAACGCTTTTGCTATCGTGGATTCCCCATTGAATTGTTTCACACACTCTCTGTTAAGACCTAAAACTTCAGCGAGATCTCCAATATTTTTAATTTGAGACATTCTTTTTCCTGGTTAGCGAACAAACACTCGCGTATACCTGTAGTAAGCCTCTAAAGTAAGTACTAGAATGGCTGTAGAGTAAACCCGTCCTCCATCCTCTCCCCAAGCACCAGCGGGATCCCAGGATCCTTTGAAGTTACCATCCTTCCTTTGCGTCTTAACAACTGCTTTCGTCAGCTTCTTCGACCATTCTTTCCAGTGGCGACCACCCATCTGATAAAGGGCGTACGTTGCGTAGTACCAGTAGTAGTGATCGATATCCCCAGCTTTCTTATCCCAGATGGGGGGCTTTGACAAGATAGTATTAGCAGCGGCAGTCATGATTGGATTGTCTTCAGGATTCTCACCCAAGAAAAATCTAGACAACAGACCTACTGCCGTAAGAGCCTCTCCTCTCTGAGGAGGAAAGCGTGTGGAGTGATCTCCAGGATGCCGAGAAGAAATTTCCCCTCGCTTAGAATAGCCACATCGGCCAGAAGTAGTATCAGTAACCGAATCGAACCATGTCGAACATAGTTTCATAGCCTGAGCATTAACTTTAAGATTAAAATCCTGTGCCGACTTGTAAGCCATCACGCACCACCCTGTCACTGAGCTATCATTATCATTATTCCGAGCCTGATAACGCCAGACCATGTAAGGATTACGATGTGATTCCAGATAGTTGATACCCTTCTGTGCATACTTTCTTAATAGCGTAGAATCAGATAAGCCGTAAGCTTCAACCATTGCAAGAGCCGCAATGGCATGGTCGTACAGAAAATCATGTGACGTATTGGTGCCAAACAACCCCGTATTTGGATCTTGCTCTCTACGCAACCATCCAACAGCTTTTTTAACTACATTCTTGTATGGGCCTGATCGCATTGTCGATCCGTCACCAAGGAAAGCTAGCAACGCAAGTCCTGTCAGTCCTACGTCATGAACAGGATTCCCCTCACCATCACAGAGTTCACCATCATAATCATGTTTCATGAAATCATCAGCATCCCACTTACCATCATCATCTTGATGAGCCTTCAGCCATTCCAGTCCAAACTCAATAGCCTGGGCAGTGTCTCTCCCTCTGCCTACACCTAATTTTCCTCTACCGTCTCCTCGCTTAGAAAATTTACCAGTGGCACCTCCTCCCAATCCAACAGCTACGTTCCACTGATTACTTTCAAAAGAAGACTCAATCTCTGTCTCCTCGAAGTTCTCTTCTTCTGTAACCTCAGGCTCAGAGATTTCTACCTCTTGAAGAATCGGCTCCTCAGGCTCCTCTTCTTTAGGCTCTTCTTTAGGCTCTTCAGGCTCTTCAATGATTACTTCTTCCTCAACGGGAGCCATGGTTAGTGCTTTCTTCTCTTGAGCAATAAGAGTGGGGGGCATCAAAAGAAAAATTGCGATAGCAATAACATGTAAAACAAGTGATAGGGTCAAGTAGGGTGCATGTCTGAGCCAATCTGCCATACTTTCTTGAAACGTTTGTTCTTGCATCGTTTTTATCCTAAAAATAATATACCATCAAAATTAACAAAATTACCAGGGTGATAGGTAGAACATATCTATCAGGTTCCTTATACCTAGACAAGCACCTTACCATTCCTGAAGATAACATTCTTTCCCTCATACACAGGATCACCATTCCAACCAACAAAAGGAGCATCCTGAGTGGCCTCAAAAGAGTCCATGGTGTAAGGATCATATCTTACCATTCTCCCACACCTTCTCAAAATGCCCTCTCGCTCCAAGCCTCCCGTCCGTATTACTGTGCCTCGTACAAATGCATGAACGTTCTTCTTATTCTCCCTACGAACTCTTTCTCTCCCTGCTGGCTGGACAGCAAACTTTACATCTTTCAGNATAAGTTCATCGGTATAGTTCAAGTAAGCTACCACCTTACCTTTTNGTCGAACAGAATAACANTTCTTATGTCGATTCCTATAGATCTCTACCTTCTGTCCCTCTAGTAAGTCTGAGACTAGGGACGGCCCGTATGTTACTTTACGCAATTTAGTTCTCCTTCTTCCTTTGAAGCTCTATTATACCAAGTATAGGTAGGTCTGTCAAGCAATATCCCCAAATTTTTTAGTCTTTAGAGTGCCTCTTCATGCCCAGCAGCCCGTACCCTACGATATCTTGGTAGGGGTTTTCATCAAAAGCAGTAGGATCACTAGCTATACGAAATAGTTTGTCAAGGATTCTAGCGATGGTAAGTAAATCATCGAATTGTTCAGGCTTGATTCCATTAGGAAACATTTGTCTCAAGCAGTCCCCACTCCTTCCAAAAGAATCACCATAAGCTTTCTGCTTTACCTTTACAAGTTTCCCTACGAAAGAACCAATCTGTTCGTAATCTAAATTTTTCATAGCATCAATCCTCCTAACTCCTTCATTTCCCTATTTTACCTCAAAATCATCAAAAACACGTAAACATGACAAAATGGCATCCCCAGGATCGTTTCTAAGAGCCTTCGACCTACTCATGCGACTCCCAGTACCTATTATTTTGAAGCTGGAGTGTACCATTGGTAACAAACAGTAAGTTCTTCATCTTTTAAAATTTCCCTGATACTCACTAAATTAGCACAAATAGTGGTCTTCTCTAAACGACAATTAAAATCCTTTTCTGAATGATTAACAAACCCTCCTAAAGGAGTCCTAACAATACACTCCCCGATAAAATGATGAGAGATCCCCATGTCTATCCCTTCAGGTATAGCAGAGGTAGAGAATACCCCTACCCCATGAATAGAGGAGGGTCTAATTGTTAGGTAGTTAGGTAGGGGTCTATACATAGGATTGGTAAGCCGAGTGGGACTCGAACCCACACTGTATGGATTTTAAGTCCATTGCCTCTGCCAATTGGGCTATCGGCTCTAGATCTTTACTTCGTAAATGATATAACCAGAAGTACGATGGACATAGGATAATCTAAATCAACAAAGGTCTGGTAGGTGCCTTTGCTTGTCCATCCATTAAGTTTGCTTTTATCAGCCCGAACTGAGATGTAAGCAACTCCATCTTTGGCAAGAAGTCTTCTTACCTCGAAAATAACATCATATCTTTCGTGAGAGGTAGGGAGGACATTCAAAACGTAGGTGCACAAGATAGTGCGGTATGAAAATTTAGGTGGAGGGGATTGGTAAGAGGGGCTATGGGGATCATACCCTTCAATATCAAAATGTTCCACATCAACTCCACGCCCACAACCATAGTCCAGCACAGGGCCTTGGATGTTTCTATTCTCATAAAGCCACTTAGCAGGCGCGGAAGGTTTTGTGCGAGCTATCGCTGTTGGATGGTAATTTGTAGAGGTATTCATGCTTGGCTCCTTTGCTCTAGACGGTATGCAATCCAACTCTTTCTTCCAGCCTTCTGCCTGTCTCTTTCCTCTACGAAATATTTAAAGGACTTGTTTGTGCCCCTATCACACTTCTTCATCTTTTTAAGATGTTCTAAAGCCAGAGCTTCCTTCCTAAAATAACCGTAGAGGTGTCGCTTTTGTTTCTTCATGCTCCCTATTCTAGCTCTTCTTTAGCTTTTGTCAAGCGAATTAATTCTAATTCTCCAGATTTGGATATCCTGGGAGTGTATACCCTTCCTCCGTTCGTAGGAACTTTACCTTCGAGGATAGCATCAGCAGCTTTAACCGCCACCCTATTCTTTATGAACCTTGCTATATTCCTGGCTCCGTATTCCTCGGAGTAAGAATTCTCTACAATGTAAGACAAAAGAGATTTCGTCTTTTTAATAGGGATGTTCTTCATCTCCAATGACGCAATCTTCTTCACAGCATCCATAGAGAGGGACTTAAAGAATATGAAATTATCAATTCTGTTCAAGAACTCTGGACTGAATCTCTTCTTGACGGACTTCATGACCTCCTCTCGGCTCTTCTCGTAGGTTTGCTTTTCTTTAGAGAAACCCAGTTGGTCTCCATACTTTACCTCGGATATCCCTTGGTTACTTGTAAATACAAAGATGGACTCACTGAAGTCGAGAACCTTCCCCATATTATCTGTGACCGTACCGTCATCTAAAAGCGACAGAAGAAAATTCATAAATTTAGGGCTGGCCTTCTCAATCTCATCAAAGAGAAGGATCCACTTTTTAGACTTCTCTGCCATCTCTGCCAATAGACTCTTCTCTACGTGACCAACATACCCAGGGGGAGAACCAATAAGCTTTGAATACTCATGACCCCCAGCATACTCCGCACAATTAATTTTGTAGAAGTGCCCACTAAATTGTTTCCCTAGTAGACGAGCTAGCTGGGTCTTACCTACGCCTGTGGGGCCTATGAAAAAGAATGAACCCTTCTTAAATAAGCCTGCCGCAAGAAGTTTCAAGTTGGCTATAACAGAATCTATAGCGTCATCTTGGCCAACTATATTCTTCTTGAGATTCTTTTCAATTCTTTTTATGTCCCGCAATGACTGTATTCCACTTGGTACTAATTTCTCACGCTGCGCTGAGAACTTCCCAGCGGAAGAAGATCTCTTGAGGTATTCCGAGTATAACTCTTTTTGCTCCGTTGCCACACCAGAAGCAACGGTCTGCATGAAAATGTCGGAGTTGATATCATTACAAATTATATCCAATCTGAATGGGGGATATAGTTCCACTATACAATCATATATAGCCTGTAGGACGAATCTTCTATCCCCTTCATCCTCCGCTCCTATAATCTTTTCCAAATCTTCGGAATGCATAACGAAATACTTAATCAAGAACTCGACGTAGCTGGCAACCTGGATAGGCGTTTTAGCTAAGTTTATCTTGGCCTTGAGAAGCTTGTGAACGACTTCAAGCTCAGTAGGAGTATATTTTTTGATCAGGAGTATGATGTCCAAAATTGGACACACCACCTTGTATGGGGGGTCTTTAAACATTACTTATTATTTTCTACTAAAGATGTTAAATTATCAAAACTCAGATTCACCTGGGGATCCTTCATATCACCCAAACCCATTTTAACAAACAAATCAACCAGCTTGAGCGTTGAACCCTTGGAATTCTGTGCTAGCTTCAGGCACTCCACCATCGCTCGCTTGGAATCACCATCATCAGGGTTCTGCTCTACTCTCCGCCTGAAAAAATCGTAGGTTTCGAGAGCTTTGCTTCTATCGTCTGCCGTTTCGTCTAGAATCTTCTTTGCTATTTTTTGAATTCGATTTGCGTCCATCACTGGCTTCTTCAAAACGTAAGTCGTAGGCATTGTCTATTTCTCCTGTATTATCCTCGGAGGAGGATTTCTTAAATTTTCTTTTTGGCCTGGGTCTGTCCCAGTTCCTCTCTTTTCGGTAAGTCTTTCCCATATCGTATCTCTTCTATCTGTCCCAACGTATCGTCGGAAAGTTTTTTCTTATCTTCCTGTCTTTCGCCAATAAGTTTATTGACCCTTCGTAACTCGACCTTGCTCAGGAACATCGAGGATATATCCACCGCTGGATAATATCTGAAAATCGAGCAAGACAAATTAATGAGCGCATCACTAACGCTCAGTAAAAAATATATGATGTATTTAAAGTAACTCATATCTTAAAACCTCAGTCCATGCTTTTTCAAGTTCCTTGCCACAATCCCTGTTTTAGGGAATGTTATCTTGAACTCCATAACCGCATCGTCCCAGTACATCTGTGAAGACTTTGGGAAGCTCTGCGAGAGGTCCCATATTAAATTATAGGCCACACACTTCTCGTAGTAATCCATGAACTTCACAGAAACCGTGCCTCCTGACATTATGTCAGAAATCTTGGTTGGATTTTCCAGCCCATTGATGTAAAACTGTAGCTGTGCCTCCGTTATATACAGATGATCATCGTCTAGGTACAGAGGTGATCTGAATTTACTCTTCATAGGTCTTACCAGTGGAGGAGATTTTGCCCCCCCACCAGTATTATTTAGGTCAGTTGTTCCAAAAATCAGGAACATATCCAGATGCTAGCTCCCAAAGATTTGAATTGATATCAATATCCTTGGTGATATTTACAATAGGGCGCACCATCCTGCGTGTATCAGAGTTGTACCAACCACCTCTGATCAGGTTCTCCTGAACAACATTAAACGTGGACCAGAGATCGTCTCCCTTATCCTGAGGGCGGCGAACTCGGAGAAGTTCGTTTGTGAACTCCTCAGGAACCGCTTCCCAGCGGAGGGCGGTTGCCTTTTGGGCGAACTCTCGCTTTTGGTCTGTGGACAGATCAATATTCTTCCACCGAAAGACCTCCTCGACATTTTTCATGGACTCCTTACAGAACTTCTGGGAAAGGTTATACACCACCTCTCCAGTGACTCCCTCGTGGCGGAGGTGGACAGGTTCTCCGAAGCTCTGATCCTGGACAATCATGCCATTTGAGCACACTAGCCTGAACAGGCCAGAGAGAAGCTTATACCCAGATTGCCAATTGTGAGCATTAACGCACACCAGCTCAGGGATCGTGTCTCCAACTTCCTTCAGCGTGAGGTCCCTATGCCTCATACGAACAACGTGCTTCGCAGTCATATCCGCATCAACAGTCCTACCCTTAACTTGGTTTGCGCTGTAAGGCTCCCAGCCTTGATCGGCAAACATTTCCAGCACCTTGTAGGTAGGGACAAACTTGTAGTTCTTGGAGACATGAGCCGCTGGTGCTTCTGCAAAAATCGCAGGGGCTTGGACATTAAGCTCTGAGTAGTTCTTCAGTTTAGTTTGGACTGACATTCTCTTTTCCTTTTAGTTTTTGTTGTTTGTACTCTTCGAAGGCTTCCTCCCTAGGGAGGTTGCGTTCCATCTGAGACTTGGTTCTCCTGAACCTGTTTCCCGCCTCAGTATACTCTTCCAGAGTCTTATATTCAAATGAACATTTAGAAATTTCCAAAGAATCCGACATCTCGGACAAATCTTTCTTTTGAAAGACTCGCTCGAAAGCGTCCTCAAGGAACCTAACCAATTTGTTTGATACTTCGCTCATTTACTTATCCTATTATAGTGATTCTATCTTCTTTGTCAAATCAACTTTCAAAATTTTTCTCACTTCATCAAATTCCTCTAAACTCTTGTCCTCCAAAAGTTTACGGAAAGAATCTATGTTTTGAAACTTTTTATCTCCACAATTATACCAAGCTCCGTTCTTAGAGATATGCCCCTCTTCAACTAAACTCTTCAGCAAACCGAAGTCCTCAGTCAACCCTTTATCATACATAAGCTCGAACTCACACTCCCTGTAAGGCATAGAAACTTTATTCTTGGTGTTCCTCACAGTGCCTCTGATACCTATAATCTTCTTGTTCTCATTCCTGAGAAGGTCAGAGGTCTTGTTTGATATAGTTTTAAGATCCACAGCTAGATAGTATTCCAAGGCTCTACCTCCCGCAGCGTTAGTATCAGGGCTTCCATACATGACTCCCACCTTACTTCTAAGCTGGTTAACGATCACCAACGCTACCCTCTTTTTGCGTAGTATAGGGTTTATCTTACGAAGGCACCCGCCAGTTATCTTAGCCCTGTAGGCTCCATCAATCTGAGACTGCTCGTAGTCCTCACCCTTTAGCTCCTTGCGAGTAGGGCTAACAGCGATACTATCATAACCGACCACAATAGGAGTATCAGGATCCATATCCCTAATCTGGTTAATAGTGTTTTCAATATATTCAAAAGACTCCTCTATACTTTCTGGGGCGTGATAGAACAGCCTAGTGGGATCTATCCCCAGCATCTTTGCGAAATCAACATTATAAGCATTCTCACTGTCAGCTAGGACTGCATAATATCCCTTCTTTTGCGCTGCCCTTAAAATACCTGTAACGAAAACAGTTTTAGCGGTTGAAGACTCCCCTTTTATCTGGGTAATCCCTCCTACGGGAATTCCCCCATCATATTTACCTGATACAACCATATTTAGAGCCATAGAACCTGTTGGAACTAAACCTAAATCCATCGGCTGGTCAGAAAGTAATCCAGCCCCCTTCAACCTCTTAAAAACTTCTTCGTTCATTATTCTCCGTATACGTCATCCGACGATCTCAAAAACTTTTTAAGCCCCTCTATTCTCTTCGTCGGAGAATCAAGCCCACCAACTATCGTATAGGCAACAAGACTTTGCTTCTTCTCATCCTCATAAATACCGCGATGCACGGTTGCTCCACCAGTCATAGTTCCAAGTGTATCGAAACCATACTCAATAGAATCCATCAGTCCAGCCACTTCCTCGAAGAGGGTAGATCCTCCAACCACTATAGAAGCAGCAGCCTTGGCAGTCCTCAAATTGAATCCCTCCGCCAACAGAGTCTTCTCCAGATTTTGCTTTAGAGCCATAGACAGGGCTGTCTCCTCCTCAAAATTCTTAACATTCGTAACGCCCATGATCATGCAGCCCTTAGCCCTCATAATGGAATCATAATCGGCAGGATCAAAAGTTGTATAGTTAGAATTCTGCGTAGCCAAGGCGTTGAACACATGAAACAATCCCGCGATAGTATTATTTAAGGTAGGCCAAAATTGCTTGACTGTCAGACTCGGGTAAAGCTTCTTAATCTTCTGGTTGTCCACTAGAATAAGCGGGGCAAACTCGCCCTTTTTCGCTTTATCACACAGATCAGTGACCCTGGTATATGCATTCTTAGCAACCGTAGGGGACGCACATTCACCATCTGTTGGTAGAGAGGCAACCACCCCAACTCTGTTGTTCGCGTCCTCTTTGCCTACGTAGGTGAAATATCTCTTAGCAATTCCTACCAGGGTCGTTACGCTTCCACCACCAGTGCCTCCAGCAGTCCCCGCGCATACCAGGATTCTGTCTATCCGTTCTCCAAAAATCTCTCTGAGCTTATTGAATACTTCTTGGCTCTTCTCTTCAACAGCTTGCTTCCCCCGCTCTTGATCCTTGCCTGCACCTTGATCCGTGAAGGTATCTATATGGAGTTTGTGGTTGTCAGGAAGCTCTAGCAGGGCTAGATCAGCCTTCGCTGTATTAACTGCGACAGTCTTGTGGTAGCCAAGGTCGTAGAACGCTTTAGCTATCCTTCCTCCGCCTTGACCCGTCCCTATAATCCCATAGACCATCGCGCCACTGGCAGCGTCAATAACCTCATCTTTCACTGCGTCAAGATCAGGTTCAAAATCTTCAATATCCAAATCAGGTATGTTTAAATTCATGAGTTCGCTCCTTTTAATGTATTTACCATCCTCCGTCCATGGCATCGCATATATTCCTTAGATTTCTCCAGTGGAACCGAATCCACCGTCATCCCGCTCTGTGCTGCTCAAATTATCTACTTCCACTACATCTAAAACATGCGTTTTTCTAATTAACAACTGCCCTACTCTGACACCTGGGTGAATAGAATGTCTCCCAGCACTTATATTAGCATACGAAAAAATTAACTCGCCACGGTAGTCACAATCTATAATACCCACTCCGTTAGCCAAATGGAGACCACGCTTTCCCCAGGAACTTCTTGTGTATAACTCAGCATGATACCCTTCTGGAAGCTCTATGGAAATTCCCGTCCTTACCAGAGTTACCTCCCCTGGAGGAAAGAAAGTCTCTTCCACCGTGCATATATCATACCCTACCGCTCCCGAAGTCTGCCTTTCAGGTAATCTTGCTAAAGAATGAAGTTTCTTGATTTTGATTTCTGGCCTTGAGTGACTCATTTAAATCTCTTCTCGTTATAGCTGTTGCGTAAGATATTTTACAGAGGTCCCAAAAAAGGGACCCGATGAAAACGGCACAAAGGAGAACCCAATCATACCATAGCACCGGCAAAAAATTCTTATAGCAGTATAAAATGTAAATTAAAAATATTGTGAACATCGTCAGATCTTGGTCTCCTCGTATTCCTTACTCTTGGTTTTATTGAAGTTATGCATCCTATACCTGTAAAAAGGAATCCTCAGATGATGTATATTATAGTATTCCCCTAGTCTTTTTCGCAATTCTTTTTCCTCTTTATGCCTCATCTTAGGGTTGTATCCTCCTGACTCTAAAAGTAGGTCTCTACGATACATTATGCCACAGGAGATATCATCCTTTTCTGCGTATTTCCTCTCGATGACATTCTCATATTCGTCCACCATAAAATAATCACACGAGACACAAAAAGCATCGTGATTTGCTTCCAGGTATGTCTTCATGAAATAGCACATATCGCTGGATATGAAATCATCCGCATCGACTCTGATCACAAACTGGGATTTGGCTGCTCTTATTCCTCTATTAGCAGACATTGCTACCCCTAGATTTCTCCCGTTGCGAATAAATTTAACATCCTGCTTAAACGGGTCTAAAATCTCCGCAGACTCATCGGAACTGTTATCATCCACGACGATGACTTCCACGCAAACGTTTTTTTGTGCCAAGCAGCTTCTTATACACCTCGCCACAAACTTTCCGTAGTTATAATTCGTTACTATGATCGATACTTCAGGGCTACGCATAGACATCCTCATACCATAAAGAGAACATGATTATTGCAAATTTAAGATAATTATCTTTCACGCCAGAAAAGTTGAAATCCTTAACAAATATGTTGTCCTCAAATACCTTAAAGGACTTTATTCGGGAGAAGAGCTTATCAACCCAACCTCCCATATTGAGCATGAAACCAATTTTAGGTCGCTTTACGAAATCTCCTGGGAAATACTTAGATAGGATATTCTTCAGCGCAGCCTTTCTTGGCTTCCCGTATAAAATATCATAGTTTAAATTGTTGGAAAGCTCAACGATTCTATGATCTAAAAATGGAACTCTTACCTCTAGAGAGTTTGCCATACTGGTCCTATCAACCTTCTGAAGAATGTCTCCCTCCAGAAAAACATGTATATCTAAAAGCCTCATAAACTCGATGTCGGAATCCACAGAATAAGGAAGCAAGGAGTTGAGATATAAAATATTATTGCAGACATAACCCTTGTTTAAAAAACTTAAATCATCATTCCTAAAAAACTTGAACTCATTTTTATCTTCTATACGGCTATACTTATCATACCCACAAAATAACTCGTCTGCACCATCTCCCCCCAACGCAACTGTGACATTTTCAGAAATCTTTTTAGAGATGAGATAGGTAGGTATGATTGAGGAATCTGCGAACGGTTGCCCAAAGTTAGCACTGATCTTTCTTAGGAAATTTAAAGTTATATCTCCATAGTTTACTTCCAGGTTAGTATGATCCGTTTCACACGCGGACGCTACGTAAGCGGCGTATGAACTCTCATCCAACTCCTCATCATTTATCTGTGCTGTAAAAGTTGAAACACCTTCATCCAAGTCTGACATACACTTCACGATCAACGATGAATCTACCCCTCCTGAAAGGTACGCCCCATACGGCACATCACTGCGAGTTCGCAATCTTACAGAATGGCTTAATAGGTTTTCCAAGTCATCGAGGCTTTGTTTATTTTTTGTAGGGCGAGGCAAGCTCCAATACTCTTTATCACAAAAACTATCAGAGCTTATATCATACTCCACATAGTGCCCTGGTCTCAGGCTCCGTATTTCTTTCCATATGGTCAGAGGAGACGGGATGTAATACAAACTGAAAAATATAGAAACAGCCAACTTGTCAATCGACAATTTTTCTAAACCCACCAAATTTTTAATAGGCTCTATCTCAGAACAAAACACTAACTCACCATCTCTGTGGAAATAGTGCATAGGCTTTATACCAATGCGGTCTCGGACGAGAAATAGTTTGCCCTTCCTCTTATCATATAAGGCAAAAGAGAACATCCCATTTATATCTTTTAAAGTTTTCTCTATCCCGTGCTTTCGATAGTACTGTAATAGCACCTCGGTATCAGACTTCTCTTGGTTACATCTTAGCTCTAAGTAATTATAAATTTCCCCATTGAATACTAAAACGACTTCCTCAGATACCCTGGGCTGTGAGCCATTTTCTGGATCTATGACCTCCAACCTAGTGTGTCCCATGGAGATATTTTCGTCGCAGAACAAGCCTCGGGAATCTGGCCCTCTGTGGTGGATATCATTTAATGTGGTCCTACTGACCTTTGGACCTGTAGATCCTATCAATCCACACATTTTATAACTTTGTGTTTAAACTCAGGGTAATAGAAATCCCTAACAACAGTCTTTCCCTCTAAAACTGATTCTATAACCTCGGCCCTGTTCAGGTTGTATTTTCTCCTACGTTTGGACCCTATTCCCCAATCTTTTGACGCAGTTAGAGAGCTTTTATGAAAGCGACGATTATACAGGAACTGTTGTAGGTTGTAGACATTCGCAATCGCTAAAGACCGTATAAAAATATCAGTATCTCCGCCTACTCTAGCATGCCCGTCCCACCCACCTAAGTCTTCTAACAAAAACCTATTAAACATAACAGAACCGTTCATACAAAATTTAAAATTGACGTAGTTTTCATATGTCCCGCTGGGAGACAGAGCCCCCTTTAGCTCTCCCAAGGACTCCTTCGTAATCATATTTGGGTATATATTCTTCCTTTCATTTTCCCCCAACCCTAACTCCTCAACTAACGATATGGTATGCGGCATGGACCCATTTTCCCAAAATTCGGTGACACAGGTCCCCAAGCACTGAATACCCCAACTCTTCATAAAATTAATCTGCGACTCAAATCTGTCTTTTTCGCTAGTGTCATCTGCATCATGTAAGGCAATATACTGAGACTTGCAAAAATTCTTAAATACAAAATTTTTCGCAGCGTATGTTCCAACGTTATCCTCGGAGGAGATGAGGGTTATCCTATCGTCGTTAAACTCTCGCAACAACTCCACCGTCCCATCCTTGCTGTTATCGTCAAAAACGTACAAATTAAAATCACTAAACGTTTGACCCAAAATAGAATCAACACAATCTTTTATCGTATCTTCTGAGTTGTAAGTGCATAAAATTACGTCAAGCATGATATTAACTCAATCTCCTTATCTCGTTCTTGTTTGTTATCAAGGTATCCCGATAACACATCTGGTAGCATCTTTTCAACCTTCGTTTTTATTTCAAGGCTCATGTCTTTCGATTGATATAACTTCCCTCTCCTAGCGAGCTTGGCAGGGGCCACTCCCTCCATTATTTCAGGGGCTTTCCGCGCCAAAGATTCAATCGCTTCCTTACAGGTCTTTAAGAATACATCATCCAAACTGTCTGCTCTAGATAGCTTTGGCCTTTCCTGAAAAATAACGTCACCAGCATCGATAGAGTCATCAACAAAATGTAGAGTAAATCCAACCGCTTCAGGCTTACGGTCATGCATCGCCCAAAAGCTACTATCAACCCCTCTGTAATTCTGAACCAACCCTGTGTGTATATTCACGCAGCCTAATTTAGGAATTTTATAGATGTTCCCTTTCAAGAGATTACATCCAAATGTAAAAATAATGTCTGGGTCCACATCCTTAATAAGATTAACCACGTCCTCAGTATTCACAGCCCCTTCCTCGGAAATAACCAGTCTTACGTCAAGCCTCTCAGACATAGTTTCCACAAAAAATTGATGTCTTGGGGCAGAGGACGTTATCAGAACAACAGATTTATCTTTCACGATATAATAATAGGACTACAAGATAGTCTGGTAAAAGCTTCCCCTCTTTTTCCCTTCCCTATCATCGATCCCCTCACCTTGGAAAGGCCATCTATGTGATCATGCATACTAGATAACAATTTATGCTGAGAAATATACTTTCGATACGCTTCTTTCTTGAACTTAAAAGTTTCTGTTACGTCCACAACAAAATCTACTTCAGGTAAAAGGTCAGAGACTTCAAAAGCCCAAATATCACTCACTCTCCACTGAGAGCCTAGCTCTGGATGAAGATCTTCTTGAGCTTTCCAGCAAGCTTCTTTAACAATATTAAATGCACTCTTATGATCTCTATGCTTATCAATATCACAATGAGTAAGAACTAGGTCTGGTTGAAACCCTCTAATGATCTTAATCACTCTATGTAACATTAACTGATCGTTTCGCAGGCACTGGGTCGAACTATCTAAAAAAGTTTCTACGTCATTAACCCCTAAAAGTTTGGTTGCAAGATGAGCCTCTTTCATGCGAAGGAATGGGTTATGAGCCCCCTTAGTTATCTCCCTCGGAGGCTGGTTTTTTATAGGATTCGGAGATCCATTAGTCATAAAGACTACTTTTACCTTTGACCCCTGTAAAGACCACTTCTTTAATGTAGCCCCACAACCAATGGTCTCATCATCTTGGTGAGCCGCAAAAACTAAAACTTTTCTAGGTGTCTCTATCATCACAAAACTCTCTAAGCTCTTTTAACTGTTCGAGATTCATAGAACATGCATGAGCACTCTCTGTGGGGCTTTGTAACTTATGGTCAAGAGTGAAATGCTTCTCGATAGTCGTAGCTCCTCTCTTGATCGCCTCCTTAGCTGATTCAATGCCTATAGAATGATCACTATACCCTGTGATAGGATCAGAAAACTTCCACGGCATATTTTCCATGGCTACTTTGTGAGAGTGTGGGTAGAAAGGCAGACAGTGCATGTAAATAACGTTGTCCTGGGTGTAGGGCAATGGGTCTTGGCGACTCCACTTTCCCAAAGAGCAATAGGTCTTAACCCTACTCTCTACCATCTTATCACATAAAGGTTTATCCCACTCTAACATTGAGCTTGCAATCTTATTCACCTCTAGATCGACATCTATTGTCCAGCCAAACCTCTCTTCGTCGAAGGGTGAGGCAAAGAGAACAATTCCTTTTTTGTAAGCGTAGCTCATCAACTCTATAAGCTGGTCCTTGCTCATGGAGAGATACTCCCATTTCCCACGATCATCCCCAGGGAGCTTCCAGGTATCCCAGAGCTGAACCTTCACAGCGTCAGCACCTCCCTCTTTAGACTGGTCAATCATGGTTTTGGCTTTCTCCATTGAACCGCCCCACTGACCGCACAACTCACTTATAATATAAATATTTTTCATGTTACTTTGGCCTATATTCGCACCGCAGTCTATAAAGTATACCTTCTTCACAACTTACTATATCTGCTCTGTTCTATAGAATCTATATCTTCCTGAGTATGTACATCTTTTATGTCACAAATGTATGCGCCACAGTTAGTGCTCAGGTCTTTTTGAAAAACATAATCTCCCCTGAAAACCCTGAAAGCAGCATTCTGCATCAAATTAAAATCCACGCTAAATATCTCATCCCTCTTAGCCTCTAGTAAAGTGTCTATTGCCTCATCTAGATGGTGGCTTTTTATTTCTGGGGAGTTAGGCTGGAGGGAGACCCAAATATCAGGCTCACCCTCTTCGGACTCCAAGATGTCCCTTGCTGCGGACCTTATTACAGCCTGCTTGTAAACATCGTCCGTAGCCAAATCAGGGGATCTATGGTGAACCTTAGCTCTATAGCCTGCTGCTACTTTTACAATTTCCTCATCCTCAGTGCTGACCCAGGGCTCAATTTTATAAGCAGAGCCCCAACAGGCTTGCAAGGCCCAAAACATCATAGGCCTATTAAATATCGGTGCTATATTTTTTCGAAGCAGTCTTTTACTGCCGCCTCTTGCTGGTATTATTGCTACAACTTTCATGTGTAATTTTCTTCCATATGATCTATGATGTTTTTACTTGCATTGGTATGTGGCATATACTTTTGCTTTGCGCCGTTTTCGTAAAGCTCTTCCAGCAAGGTAAAAGGCTTTATATTATAGTTTACTACAGCATCGCCCTTGTCCAGCATGACTGCTTCTTTTATCATGGTAGAACCAGTGTTAATTATTCTGTCAGATATATGAATTAATTCCATCGTAGTATGGGGGAACCAGGACTCATCAGAAAACCCTCTTACGTCAGGTATAGCCCTTATCGGATCCTTACCTCTCGTCTTTATAATAGGAACGAAGTTATCTTCCTGTAACTCTTTACATATTTTCTCTATATCAAATTTCCCCAAATCTCGGGATCTAGGGTAGATAATCAGCGCATATCTTTTGTCTTTATCCAACGAATACTTTTCAAAGATGTCCTGTGAATTAAGCTCAACATCATACTTTGGGCTCCCTAGATACAAATTTTTGGGACTCACCTTGTTAAACTTCTTTGCGAAATATTCGGACGGCATGACTATATGATCTACGTCAAGTTCGTAGTCATCCATTAAGAACATGAAATCAGTCATATAGGTAAGAGAGTATCTGACGCAAGCAAGATTCCTCCCGATGCCTTCTATGACAAAACAGATATCTCCTATTACATTATCGTCCTCCACAAAACCATACTTCTCTATGATCTCTTTACACTGCTTATAATTATGGGATAGGCGAGGGCAGTTATACTTGCCCGATGAGGAAAATCTGAACACAACCTCATGCCCTCTCTTCTTAGCCTCAGCAGCTAAAGGTACAAAATATCTCAAGAATGTACACTCAGGCACTGGGAATACAATCTTCATTCACTTTACCCCGAAAACCATAATATAGAGTTGAGGGCGACCATCCCACAGAGCCCTAAGTTGTGTCTGAAAAGTAAAGTACCTCTCAAAATACTTTAACGGCAGTATTTTGGGGACCTCCTCCTGAATTGCCTTTTTAACATCAGTATACCCAAACTTCTTAACATTGTTCTGAAAAGTTATAAAATTGGAATCCTCCAGAAAGGAATCGTCCCAGACCGTAGACCACAAGTGATTGTCGTTCTCATACGCAAATTCATGCTCACCATTCTTCACCCAGCCTACCTTATAATCGTCAAACCTCCAGTGATCTCCTAACCCCCAATCCAGTAAAAAGGTTCCCCCTGGCTTGAGATTAGCATAAACCCTGTCAACAAAGTCTTCTGGGTCTTTACAGAAATACGGACACCTTGTAGAAATTATTCGATCATATTTCTTATCCAGTTCCCACTCGCTGTTTATATTCCAATTCTTGAGTGACAAATCGTAGCAATCTCCCCCGACCCAGGAACACTCAGAAAAACCTAACAAGGCTGTAGTCCCAGGCACTCTCTCTTGTCTAAATCCCTCATTCTTTATGTCCCATGTTACTACTGGTACTGGCTTCAGTAACGCTTTATAGGTTGGAACAATTAACCCATCGCTTTTTCCCATGCTAAGTCTCCTTTATCCAGTAAGGAGATATTTCTTTATCTCCTATATGAGATAATAGTTGATCACAATTCTCTTTGGATATTGCGTTATCTAGGAAAGTTGAGAAGTGGTAAGTCGCGGCTATGTCTCCTTCTCCTAAAGGGTAATGTGGAGGAGCACTATCGCAGTGATGAACTTTAAGTTTGGATAAGTCTAAAACATCATATATTTTAGAATAATAAGAATTTCCTGTACGCCCTCTAATCAAAGATAAATGAGTGTAGCCATGTTGTATTAAAAGATCAACTCCATCCCTAGATATTTTCCAGGCTGGTGGACGGAATACTTTCGTAAATGGTAGGTCAGTCTCTTTTATTATCCTATCAATGTTATCCAGCCTCTCTGCCAAAACATCTTTAGGAGCATATAAAAACTCGTCATTATTATTTGAGCCCCAACTGTGCTTATATCCGTGCACATTGAGTGCGACCCCAGATAATTCAGATATAGATCTCAGGGACTCTACGAATTCGGGATAATCAGTTAGCAGATAAGGTCCATCCCAGTCCCTTTTCATAGCAAAGGTAACAAAGAGATCTACCTTCAATCCTCGGTCCAACAACGTCTGTACATTCTCCCATAGCTCTAAGCTCTGAGTGGGGCGAGGACTAAGATCATCAATACCTATTTGAATACGCATTTATCTAGAGCATGGAGCTTTTGATCCCAGTCGAGTCTAGATCATCGCTAAAATCTTTAAACAGTGCTACCTTATTAAATACGTCATAGTAGGCTCTGCACATATCGTCTACTGTGGATCTAGGCTTTAAAAAATTCTTAAGCTCATTATAAGAATAGTAAGGAATGCCTCTCCCAGAACAGTACTCTGGTATAGACCCACCATCGGAATGGTAGTAAACGGGGAGTCCACAGGCCACAGCTTCAAGAACGTGATTAGCCCCAGCCTCTTGCAGGGAAGCTGTGAGATAAAAATCATGCCTTCTCAGTTCCGTATTCAAAGCCCCTTTCGTTTGGGGAGGGATGAATTTAAAATTTTTCGATTTTATTCCAGGAAGTTCGAAACATGGCCTCCCTATGTAAGTAAATTCCACATTGAGATCATCACAATCATTAATCAATTGAGAGTATATTTCCGCCCCCTTCATAGGATTATCAGACCAGTGATGAGTTACCACTTTCAATGGCTTATCTCCAAAAATAGGGTCTACTGCGTTTGGAATAATTCTGGAATCGGATGGGACAAGTCCTGCCTGCAAAGCGTAATCTCTAGCCCAGGCACTGGGGAAGATGAAGAGATCTATCTGATTTTCTCGCCTCTTCAAGATATCTAATATCTCAGGTTTCCCGTGAGTACCTAAGTCCCCTACTCTCTGAATGATAGGAGTACCATATTTTTCTGCTATATCATAAATGTGATCAGCCTGCCTCGGATCAGTTATGTAACATAAATCCGTTTCCAACTTCCCTGACTCGGAATCAAATACATGCTGATAATGAACTACCTCATGTCCTTTCTCTTTTAAATAATCATTCAAATGGTAGAGATGAACGTTCCCTCCTCCCCAAGGGGTTTCACGTTCTATTGGCATTCTGCTAAATAGGATTTTCATTTTGTTAACAATACCTGTCCATAATCAATTTGCTTATCAGGGACCCTACGGTCATCAAAAAATATGCGACGATCCATAATTATAAGTTCCTTAGAATCATCTTCAATTTCATCAATCAGCTTCGAGCATTGAATTTCTTCCTTCTCCTGAGTTTTATGATAATCATCGAACAAAAGAAAGTTATTGTATCTATCTTTACAGTTTTCCCAATCTTCCTTCACAGCGTCATAGGTATGGTCCCCATCAATGTAAATAAAATCATACTTATCCTTGTGCATAGCAAGATAGTCTTGAGATTTCACCTGGGCTATAGTAATCATATCCACCCAAGGCTTAGGGAAAACTTGCTGAATCATCTCCCACTGTTGTGGGTGGATCGCTGGGTCTATAGTAGTTATTTTGCCTCCGCCGTTCTCCTCTAACGCCTTTGCGGCACACAAAGCAGAGTATCCTCTCCCGAACCCTACCTCCAGATAAGATTTTAAATTATGCTTTTTTATGAGGGAGTAAATCAAAAGGCCTCGTTCATAATTGGGCCTGAAAAATCGACCTACCTTTTTATATAATTCACTTCCCTCAGCTCTATCCTTATACGCTGTAAAATGCCCTATAGAATCAAAGTCTCCTAAGGATAAGCTATCCACAGGCATACCGATTTTCTTTAGCTTATTCTTTATATGAATCTCTTTCATAAAACTTCAAGTGCCCTTTCTACTATCTCACCATAATTGTGATTTTCATAATCTTCTTGACACAGCGAACAATGCGACTTCATTCCACAAGGTCCGTGTGTCGCAACATCTATATTAATATTCTGAGGGTAACAAACCATCTTAGCTCCTGTGTAGCCTCCAAGAACGATAAGGGCTTTGGTTTCTGTAGCGGTAGCAGCATGTCCCAATCCTCCCTCATTACTTAATAAAAGCGAACTCAATCTTATTATAGCAGCAGCTTCCCTAAAAGTTGTCTGGCCTGTCAGGTCCACAACCGAATCCAGGACACGTTTTCCAGAAACCCCTACTTGAACAATAGGAAATTTCTCAGACAACTCGTTTACCACCTTCTGCCATTTATCCAAAGGGTATTGTCTATTAATTGAATAACTGGTTTTTGAATGAGGCTCTATGACCAAAAATCTAAGAGGCAAATCTTTTATTAAGCCTCTCGCTTTTTCAAGCTCCTCCTCCGTAAAAAATAAATCGCATTTCAGCTCTGGGTCGAGTATGTCGTAATGCTCACATATAGTCTCTATTATGTGCTTATCTGTTTTTTGAATAGCTCTGTCAGGGAGATCAGCAATACAATAATTTGTTTCTGGTTTTCCTAGATCCAGAATTATTTTTTCTTTCCCGTCAGAGGTGTCAAAAGAGAAGTTAGGATTATTCTTGAATATATCATCAGTAACAATATTGTTACCGTTCACTGGCACAGATACCAAGCCTGTTTTTTTCTTTATCTCCCTCGCTGCTGCCGTCCAGGTTAAATGACCTCCTAACCCCATCTTACACCCCTTCACTTTTGTCGATAGACTGCGTGGCAGAAATATAATTGTCTGCTACAGACTCTATACTTAGGTCTGGCCTCTCAAACCCTGTTTTATGCTCCAAGACTTCTAGAATGCCAGCAACGATTTGTTTAGTGTCAACTTTCGGGGGGTTATACAGAGGTACTCTCTCACCTATCTTATAAGTTTCCTCTAATTGAATTACTACCCCATTATCCTTGACTAATTCTTTCGTGCCACCATTATGAGAGCATAGGACTGGGACTCCGCAGGCTAGTGCTTCAACCACAGTATTAGGGCACCAGTCTAACCACGCTAGATGAATCATAGCGTCCGCTGCAACGTACATGGGGGGCAGGGACTGAGGCTTAACATTCTCATGCATAATGACATTAGGGGGGAGAGATTTCACAGAAAGTTTATAGTCTTCGCCGCCGAGAACTACCAAGGCTACGTTCTCTAGGGATTTGTCCCTAAAAGCTTCAATCACCTCCTCCAACCTCTTATGCCTCCTCCAAGTTGCAGAAGCTATGCATACCTTAGAGTACTTAGATTTAAGATAATGCATGTAAGGATTTTCTCTTGTGTGTGGGGAAAAATACTCTGGCACCCCATTAGGTATTATAAAATTAGGGGTCCGCTCACCTCGGAAAGCTTCATACATTTTCTTGGAGAATTCGGACTGGAAGATCACCGCATCAAAGTTGTCGTAGCAACTAAAAATAGGAGAGTTCAGTTTATCCGTTAGTTGATTTTCAGAATCAAAATACAACCCATCCAACCTAAGGATGTTTTTCGCTCCACGGACATAAGGCCCCTCAATAATAGCAAGATTAATAAACTCCTCATCAAAACCATTCCCTCCTGGGAAGTAATCTCTGAATTTCCACCCTCTACCCTCTAAGGCTCCCCTCAATCTATGAGCAAATATCTCTGGTCCTATGAGTGGGGGGTACAAGTAATTAATGTGAAATTGCGTCATAATTCTCGGTAAGGCTCCTTACTCCTTATTAACACTGCCATATCCAACTGCTTACCTAACTCTTTTTTGTGAACGTTAAGATCGGTATCTAGATTATAGACATAGTTTATGTCGGAAAGAAATTTTGATCTTTTCTCTCCTGCCATCTCAAGCATTGGGAACATGAACGCTATGTCTCCAGCGCATTGTATAGTCTCTCCATTATCGTCCAGGAAGTCCTCAGGTTTGATCCTGCGCCACAAAAAAGCGCGAAACGTCCTAAGGTGTGAGATCGTTTGCCTCGCTTCACGGAGCTTAGAGAAGTCCTCAGGAGGCGAGGAGAATCCCATAGACAAATTCTTTTCACCATGCCACTGAACGAACTGCCCGTAGGTTACCCAAGTGTTCCCATCAGAGTAGGCTTCCTTAACCCTAGTGAAGACCTTCGGGTCAGGGAGGCAGTCATCCCCATCCACAGTTATAACAATGTCTTCGTCATCTATTTCGTCTAGCTCCATCACCTGAGCGTAGTTTCCTAGCTGATACTTCTTTTCTCTATTCCTGATTAGCTTAATCCTAGAGTCCTTTTCACAAAATTCTTTCACAGTCTCAGCGGAGGAATCTGTAGACATATCATCAGTAACGTAGCACACCCAATCCTTCTCTTCCTGGCTAATGATACTATCGAGGCAGTTAGCGATATACTCCTCGGCATTGAAAAGGGTGGTGAGGATCCTAATCATAATTCCAAAGCTTTAACCCACATGTCCAAGATCTCTTTTCTGTCTACTGGGAAGGCGGACCCCTCGGTATTCTTGTTGCCGTAAAAATTTGTCCCAGTCAAGTTACACTCCCCCTTTACTAGCGGAGCAACCTCGCTATCGGAGGAGAGAAACACGGACTCCACACTGTTGTACATCTCTTGCTTATCGCCACAGTGCCCCATCTGGACTACCTTATCATTTAGTAAGGGCTTCACCTTATCCTCGTAGTAATCTTTGTCAGTAACCTCTCCATATAATAGGACAGAATCGTATCCCTTATCCAAAGCTCTTCTGATGGAGACATGTGTGTTCTTGTTGCGATCTATGGTTCCGATAATACCAGCAGCACTACCTGTCTTCTCTTCCTCTTTCAGATCGTCATAGACGTTAGGTATAATATGGTATGGGTGATCGATTGCTTGCCACTTCCGTTGGTCATCATTTATGTAATGAATAAAATTATAGTGGGAATACTCCACATCCTTTATCGGAAACATGTTCTTCTCATGAACACTGAGAACCATCTTCTTACACATCGGGATGATATCATCAATCCTGAAGTAATGAACCAAAAATGTATCATCCATCTCAGGTTCGAGATTCTGAATCAGTGCCCCTTTAGAACATTTATCTAGATGCCAAGGGTGTCGCCCGTAGAACGTACAGTCGTATCCATTCTCGTTGAACAAGTCGCAAAGATTCATATACGCATGAGTTGATCCTCCTCCGTGGGTAAACCCACTAACTATCTTAATCTGCGACATCTTCTCTCTCCCTAGGATCAAACGTTAACTTAAAACATTCCTCATACAAATTTATTCTGCTTGCTACAACATTTCTAGCACTAAAATCCTGCTCCGTGATAGCATGGAGGTTTTCACCCATCTGCTTTCTCAACCCATGCTCTTTGATCAATCTTGTCAAGACCTTGACCCACTTTATTTTCGACGCTCCAGGCGGGATAAGGTATCCTGTTTTCCAGTTCTCAATCGTCTCATTATAGCAGCCAACATTAGAGGCCACTAGAGGCACCTTATACCTACCACATTCTGCCACTTTTATATCCGACTTCGAATCGTTAAAATTATTCATCTGGAGAGGAGCTATTGCTATGTCCATGTTAGCATACATCCCACCGTAAGAGTCTGGAGCCATGGCGTGATGGATTGTCCAATTTTTATGTCCCTTGAAACCACCTAAAAGAGTTTTCTTATACCCTTTCCAAACATCTACCTGCCAATCATCAGGATCGTCTTTATCTCCTTTAGGGGGATGACCATAGAAATCCCACCATACATTCTCCTGTCCCACTTTCTGGTTGACCAAGTGTGGGACCGAAGCAAACTCTTTTACATCAGGATCGTGATGAATGCCTCCCGCCCAGCCAATTCTTATTGGCCTATGCCCTACCTTTTTTGGCAAATTCCAGCAGGGTAAATCATAATCAATGCAGTTCTTGACCACAGCAAGACACTTGGCAACAAAAGGTTCAACCCGTTCAGCAAACTTTGATTGTGTTACCGTTACAAGATCTGAGGAGTAGTATAAATGCTTTGTTAATTGTGACAACCCCTTCTCTTCGTAAAGTTTCTTCAAGCGGTGTTCATCGTAAAGCTCTGTGAGTAAATCATCAGTATCAAAGTGAACAAACTTCTTAAACTCCTTCCCCTTACCTATTACTCTGGCTGTGTAATTCCCCCCGAAATTGCTGATGTTACTTACGACAATAATATGAGCCCATTTCATATTCTCAAACGCCCAATTGTCCTTCCACTGGCCCGTCTTTTCATCAAGGCCTAAGGGATTCTTGTCCAGCCTTACTTCAACTCTATCAGGACAGACTTCCTGTAGTTTCATAAAGGGCATAATAGCTCTGTAGTAAGCACAACCCCCTTCGTTAGCGGGGATAACTAAGATTTTTAATTTTTCACTCATGAAATATAATAGATAAAAAAAGAGAGCGAGGAATCACCCCCGCCCTCTTACGGTCCAACTATATTGTCAGCTCTTTTCCGCTAACTTATCATCCTCGAAAGCCTCCTTGCTAGACTCCGAAGAGTGAACCATGCCCAACGCTCTTCCAACACTCTTTACACCTTCTGTCAAATCCACACTACCGTTAACAGGCAGGATAGATTTCATAGCATTCTTGTAATGCTCTCGCTTTCTCCTAAACAGCAAGAGCAATAGAGCTTCCAGCCCCGCTAGAGGGGGGAAGAAGGTAGCTCCAGCCTTTGCCGCAGCGGACAACAGGGTACCAACTGCCCCCATGTCCCAGCTATCTCCTTCAGTGGACAGTGGAACGAACGCTGCGTCTGGCTTTAAGGAGTCCTCTGGTGCTACTACAACCACATCGTCCTTCCAAGATTCTCTATACTTTTCTGGAATCTTCTCGGTGGGAAGAACAACCAAGTCTCCTCTGCTTCCTTCCTTAACCTGATCGATTGTGGTGATAACGAGGTCCTTATCGTTAACCCAATCAAATACACTGCAACTTGCCAGCCCTGCTGAAAAAACCAACAGGACTCCTAACAAAAAGATTTTCTTCATACTACCCCTTCAAGTTCTTCAAGTATTCATTATCCTCTTCTTCGCCAGAGGATTCCATTGGTCGATCTTCCGAAGGAACCATACCCTCGGCAACCTCCTTAACAGCATCATACTCCTCAAGCTTAACAAGCTCATGGATGTCATGAAGTGACTCCATCCACGCAGAGATGTCTTGATTACTTCCTGCGGGTTCTGCCTTCGGCCTTGGTTGGCTTTGATCATACTTAGGCCAAGGACCATCCATAACCTTGATGATCTTGTAGTCATGGCCTGTCTGAAGATCAGTAATATCCCCAAAATCCTCATCCAGCATGGTGCTGATAACTTTCTTAAAAATTATCTGCCCCACGGAAAGAATCTTAACTTTCTGGTCCTCTTCAGAATCCCGAACGACTACGTTCATGTAGTAACGTTCTCTGGGCTTGATCTGCCTAGCCTTATTTGCGAACTCATCATCCTTGTCGCTCGACATTTTCCACAGCTTAAAGTAAGCATCGCAAAGTGGGCAAGCCTCGTTGTGAACCTTCCTACAATGAAAATTTCTGACGTTGCCGTCCGACATCTCCACTCTATGGATCTTGGTCTCTGCATAGAACTCCTTCTCGTCATCCTTCCAAGGAAGAATTCGAACCAAATTAGTTCCGTCCTCCAAGCGCAAGAAATTATTCAGAAAGGTCTGATCAGACTTGTTCCCGCTAAGTTCTTCGTGCTTCTTCCGCAGTGCTTCTAAATCGATTACCATTAATTTTTTCTCCAGTTAGTTAGTTTGTTATTACGTTAGTATATCATAGCAGAATGTTTCAAAAAAGTAAATCAACTATACATATTTTTTTCTGCTCTAGCATTAGATGATATCTGAATCAGAGCATCCTTTCTTTGTGATAGAGAACCGACCAGCCCTTTCAACATCTCGTGTTGGGATTTCCTGTTACTTACCTGTTTCACAAAATTCTTATAATCAGGCCGCGAGAAAACAAATGCTTCCATAATCTTCTCAGTTATCTTCTCACCTGATTCTGTCTTCCTGGTGTATTCATCGTGCCTCGTCCGCGCAACGAACACCTCTAGATCTAGCTCCGCCTCCCTAAGCTTGTCCTTACATAGAGCCATCAGGCCATAATACTTTGAGTAAGTGAGAGCCTGTCGTTGTAGCTCCTCATCAATATTCGTAGGGTCAATCTTAGCAATGTTCGCTGCTATCTCATCGTAAACTTCCCACTGAAAATCATCCAACGTTTCTTCTAGTCTATTCATTTTTATCCTCACAAAATAATATCTTAAATAATTCCGAGTTCAAATTTGCCAACAACAAGAAAGCTCTGCTGGTGAGCATCGTTAAAGATTCATTATTCTTCACAAACAGAGGCTCAACATCATCCTCGTCTCCACCTAGCCCACAACTCTCTAACATAATGTGAAACACTTCATGTATGAGGGTTTCTCTCGCCAAACCGTGCTCCATCCCTCTATCAAGATAAATTTCACACGCATCAAAATCTGTCTTCCCAAAACATGGATCGTTAGCGGTCTTAAGTCCCGTCTTATATATGATATTGAACACTCTCCATCCTGCATCCACAGTATCAATCTTCTTTGCCTTAAGCTTAGAAAATAAATGCTTTTTAGATTTCGGAGATACCCGAGATGTCATTTTCCATATCCTCCGTAATAGATCCCTCCATCATTCTTAAAGTGGTATAGTCTACGTCCATAGGAACAATATATCTTTGCTTGCTATCCCTAGCCTTTACCACATACGCTCTTATCCTCCCGTTATCGTATTCCTCCTCGGTTTGATTAAGTGACACAGCCCAGTCAGCAGTTCTAATCTTTCCGTAAGAATCCCCTAACTGAGCATCTGTAATAAGCTTTACCTTCTTCCCTTCCCTGTTCGTTTGAGTTGCAGTCCACACCAAACAGTTGTATTCGACTGCAAGCCCTCGAAGCTCCTCAGAAATTCTCTGCTGTGCCATATACTCAGCATCAACTGACCTCACGGGGCGAAGAAGTTCCAGGTAATCTACAATTACAAGATCAGGAATAAAGTTTTTATAACTCTTTAGCTGAACCAGTAAAGCCCTGATGGTATTAACCGTTGCTTGCCCTGTAGGATACTCCTTGATTATCAACTCGGAGCCAGGGAAATGCTCCTTAAACATCTCAAGCCTCTCATGCAGAGTGAGCTGGGTCGATGTCTCTTTAAGTTTTCTGTTAGGCAGCAGGGTTGTAACCGAGTCGAACCTATTTGCAATCTTATCCTCAGACATTTCAAGGGATACATACAATACCTTCTTTCCCTCCATTAATGTCGTTGCAGCTTGATTAACTAGGAACAAACTCTTGCCTACTCCAGGGGGAGCAATGACCATGCAAAGCTCTTTTGCGTTGTGCCCTCCTTCCAAGTAATGATTAAAGGTAGGCAACACAGTTTTAAATTTATCATCACCCTTCCTAGCGTTAGCTCTCTCCCATCTCTCTTTCACAGACAAGAAATAATCCTGCCCATAATCGACAGTCCTAGCAACCATCAGCGCGTTTCTGATGGTCTCTTCTGTTTCATCAAGGCGGTCTTCCTTAACAAGCTCGACACACTTCCTAATTGCCTCCTTCACCTCTTGCTTTCTAGCGAAGTCCTCAATCAAATCCAGATAATAATCCCTGCTATCGAGGGAGCTGGTATCTAGATTGTTAATATAATGAATCTCGTCTTCGTAGTCTGAGAGATCCTCCTTAGAACCTTTCTCTTTCTTTACAAGCTCCATAAGGATATCGTCTGACGGCAGCTTGTGATACTGTTCAAAGTAACCCCTAACGGCAAGGAAGAGATTGCTGTGAACAGTGAACTCGAAATGATCAGGCTTAACAAGGTTTGAGATTTGGAGATGGAAATCCTTATCTGCCTTAAGCAAATACAGAATTGCCCTTTGAATGTTGTCAGAAAAGTTGTACTTCATGTTGTTACCTGTTAGTAAATAGAATTTAAGTTGGGGTTGATGTCTTTGTGTGGATCTAGTCCTGCATTATTATGCATATCTCTAGTTAATTTTCTAGCAATATCTGTCCTCTCTCTTACTCTTTTATCAGAGCACTTCTTAACCAAGCCTTCCTTTGCCATTTTTTTGTAGTCTGGGACCACTCTCTTGTATACTTTCGCGCTATCTTGTCTTCGATCTTTAGAAAATTGTACCTCGTTATTCAGGAACTCGTTGGCAGTATCCTTGTCCATCCCTTCCTTTGCAAATCTTTCTGCTCGTGAACGATTCGTTTCGAAGTCCATGCCTTTAAAATGCACTGCGGGAGCACCATACACCCTCGGTCTCATCTTTTTGCATGTCTCGCAACGACTTCTCTGTGGAGCTTTTTTCATAGAAGCCTTCTTCTCCCAGGAAACTTCACACTCCTCACATTCAAACCTATAAAAGGGCATCGTTATTATTCGTGAATCCTAAGCATTATTTCCTCTTCCGCTAGAACAGAAAATTGATTTCCTCGCAGGGTAACTTGGTTCCCTGCAAAAGCAGGCATCAACACAATGTCTCCTACCTTTATGCTCACACAATCAGGGCCAATACCAAAAACAGTTCCTTCAATAGGCTCCTCCTGAGAGCCTTCTGCTAAAATAATTCCACCTTGTGTCACTGTTTCTGCATCTTTCCTTTGAACCAATACTCTATCACCTAGAGCCTCAACTTGCAACTTCTTATTCTCTTTTTTCTTAACCACATTCACCTCCCGTTAAAGAACAGACTGATCCATCAGAAACTGTCTCCTCTATTAAAGAAGAATCCCCTAGATACTTCTTAATATTTTCTGAAGTTAAAGGAATAATTTCTAGTGGCTCCTGTCCCTTAGACCCTGCCTTGTAAATAGTTAGCCCCTTAAGGTAGGGCGCAAAGGACAGCGCAGTTTTATTAAGTTCGTCTGATTCTGCATCAGAAGGCAAGTTAATCGTTTTACTAATGCAGGAATCTATGTACCTCTGAAATACAGCCTGGACAGCTAGGTGCTGCTTAGGATCAATGTCATAGGCCCCCACAAAATTATCTAAGGGGAGACCTTCTTCGTGGAAATGCTTAAACAAAGGATCAACTACCACAGTCTCCGTCCAAGTATTCCTCTCCCTATAACGACGATGATACATAGCAGCAAAGATAGGCTCGATACCAGACGATACTCCATGTACCATGCTAATAGTGCCAGTAGGAGCAATGGTGAGCATAACAGCGTTTCGTATGCCGTGCTCTTTAATAAGCATCCTAATTCTCGCAGGTAAAGTTCTAGCAAATTCTTCATTTAAATACTTCTTAGCGTCAAACGCAGCAAATGGCCCTTTGTCTCTCGACAAGTAGACCGATGTCTTATATGCCTCGTCTCTAAAGGTAACCATGAGACGGTCAGTAAACTCTAAACACTTGTCACTACCATATTTTATACCAAGCTTGATAAGCATGTAATGGTACCCCAAAATACCAAGACCAACTCTCCTTGAGCGATGCCCTACCTCCCGACATTCTGGTGTAGGGAAAGAATTTACGGTCAACACATCATCAAGGAATCTAACTCCTGTGCGAACTGCATTAGCAAACTTCTTCCAATCAAACTCCCCATCAACTACCATGTTAGAAAGATTGACATGCCCTAAGCAACAGTTTCCATAACTTGGTAAACTGATTTCGCCACAAGGGTTAGTAGACTGCATCTCCTCAAAATAAGAGACGTTAGTATACTTATTAGCTAAGGACAGATTGAAGATGCCTGGGTCTCCAGACTCCACAGCATTGCTCCACAGCTCTTCCCAAAGTTCTTTTGCCATCAGGGGATACTTATCGACTAGCGTAAATTTATCCTCAGCACCCAAACTATAATGATTGCTGGCTCGCGCTAAAGCATCCTCCTCGTTCAGACCTACCACACTAATGGTCTCAGACTCGCCGTTCGACTCCCTGTCAATGCGATACACGTAGTATTTCCTACTGTTAAATGTGAAGTACCACTCCTCATTATTCTCGCAAGCCTCAAAAAATCTGTCAGTCACGGCAACCGAAATATTAAAATTAGAAAGTTGCTTCTTGTCTAGTTTCACATGAAGAAACTCTAGTAAATCAGGATGAGTAACATCAAGAATACCCATCAAAGCAGTCCTTCTATTCTTTCCTGCTCTTACATGATCTCCTATCTCGTTTATCATCTTCATAACGGAGACTGACCCTGGAGCTGAGTTGGGAATGTTCTGAATGTCATCGCCTCTTGGGCGGATCTTACTAAAATTAAACCCGATACCTCCACCCGCACAGGAAATCTTGTACACATCCTGAATAGTCTTTCCTATAGACTCCACGCTATCCTCAGGAATAATCACGTAGCAATTAAGAAGGTTATATTGTTTTCTTCCTGCGCCGAATAGAATCCTACCCCCAGGAATAAAATCACCAGAGGAAATTACCTCAAAGAATTTCTTTGATATCTTCTCCTTGTTTTGGTCACTCTCAGCAGACGCTACATGATTAGCTACTGCTTTAGACCTGTCCCCCCACCCCTTCTCTCCAGGGTAGGCATACCTCTGTTCGAATATTCTCTGCCCTAGCTCATTCAGTTTCGCAATGCTCATCTCTACTCCTTTAATTTAGATATTCCGCGAGACTTTATCATAGTAATCTTGTTATCAAAATCCAATACAGATTTGAAATGATTGTTGTGGGTAATTATAAACAAATCCTTGGTTTTTTTCAATTCTTGCATCAATATATACAACCCTTGCACACCATCCTCATCTAAATTCTCAGCTACTTCATCAAAAAAAAGTAGATTTGGCTTGTTCTCTTTTGTTAAACTTAACAAGCTCTGTAAAGCTAACAGTATGGAAACATTAACCTTCCTACGTTCTCCGCCTGATAAGGAAACGTGCTGAACCTCCATACCGCAGGAAGTAATTTTTTCATTTAATTTCTCATCAAATTCTATCGACAGCTTCGCTCCAGATACCAGAGATAGAAATCTATTGCAAGTGTTGTTTAGATGATCCAAAATATTTCTAACAACAAACCTAACTAAGCCCTGTTCAGAAAAAGCTTTCTCCCAGAACTTCATCACCTCATAATCTGTCTGGCTGTTAACTTTCTCTTTTTCCCTCTTCTGAATCTTAACCTTTAACGTTTCAATGATTTCTCTAAAGGTATCTTGACGAACGCACAGGTCATTAAACTTTCCATACTCGGACAACTTTTTATGTGAGATTGGGACATCAATACTGTCTCTTTTTTTGATCAGCGTGTCTATCTCGTCAGACTTAGCTTCTCTTAACCTAGAAAACTGATGTACTTGGTAGTCGTACTTCTCTATGTCCTCCTCAGTTTGAGACACCTTAACATCTTGATTACAGGAGGGACACTCCTCAGTATCCTCGTACACCCCCTTGTTAATTTTTAAAATAAGTTCATGGCTAACTTCATCTAGCTTTGTTATCGCAGTCTTCGCCTCAAATATCTCTCTACATGCCGCATCATATTCTTTTTCTAGCCTCACAACCTCGCTAGGGTCGAATGATTTTATGTTCTCAGGGAAATCACACCCCTGTTTACTCTTCTCTATGTCGCTTACCTTGGTCTCCAGCCTTTTTAATTCGCCTAGATGTTCTTTAATCACAGAAACTTTAGACTTAGCCTCAGAATTATAAGAAGACTTGTAACTCCTTATCTTCTCTCTCACTCCAAACAACTCGTCCAGGTTTAGAAAGTTCTTTATTATTGTTCTCTTGTCCTCTGGGGTTGCGCTCAAGAAGTCTACGTTATTATGCTGCCCCAGGATCATGGAAGACATGAACGTCTTGTAGTCTATCTTCAGGTAAGACTCAACAATCTTCTGGGTCTCCAATGCGCTAGCTCTGGTTAAGCTTTTCTCTCCCTTGCGGAACTCCAAAGATGTAGGCTTCTTCGACCTTATGATTACCACCTCGTCATCTAAAAATAATTTAACACTGCACCCTTTGTTCGCAATGTTGTTAATCAAAGCAGCCTCAGTAGATTTTCTAATGGTCTTTCCAAACAACCCCCAGACAACAGCCTCAAATAATGCGCTCTTGCCTGCCCCGTTAGAACCTCCCGTATCCTTGTTAACCCCTTCAACCAAGGTTATTCCTTTATACTTCTCGAAGTTTAGCTTTACATCCTTTATAGAATAAAAATTTCTTATTTCGATTCTCTTAATCTTCATGCCTTAACAACTCCAAGCCTTGCATTAAGTCTCCCTTCGATAGAGTGGTGGTATTCTTGTTAACATAATCCTCTATCATCTCATCTGTTATAGAAAATACATCTGAAGAGGGGACGTAATCACTAAGCTCCTCCTCACTAAATACAGGATTAAACTGAATGTCTATACTCTTAACCTTGCAGTGCTCATAGAGATCTTCCTGTAAGCCAACCTGATTCTCTTTCGAAAGAGAGTCTACCCAGACCCTGAGCAAGGTGAAGTAATCTGGATCATTTATCTCGTCCAAATTATTGTAAAGATCCTCTATTGCATAGACCAAATGTCTCGGTCCCCCACAAGCTGGCACCTTCTTCTGGCTATACTGCCAGTTGTAAGGCTCTCCCTCTAACACACCGTAGTAATTGGTCTTACCAGCCTCTACATAGCTAGTAGTATACTGAGTCCCTAGGACAGTAACATTTTTTCTTCTAAAATTTGAGTGAAGATGCCCCAGAAAAGTGCGATTCCTAAACTCATCAAGAGTAATAAGGCTACTATACCTCCCAAGGATATTAGGGCAATCTGAATAACCAAAGTGACCAAATACCAGAGACTTTTCAGGGACAGATTCCAAAGTTTTTTTAATAATATTTTCATTTTCATAATGAGGTATAAAGAACCACCCCATAGAGGTATCCATACCTACGTGCTCATAAATGTTAACGTTAGATTTTGCGAATAATGTAAGGGCAGTGATACCATCGTCTGCCTTGGTTTCCGAATCGTGATTCCCTCTTAGGATATGAACTTCGCTGAACATCGAATAATAGTTCAGGAGATCCATTAACTTTAGAAGTGTGGTGGGCTTGGGTGATCTGCGAATAAAAACATCTCCCATCATTATGACATGAGTGTAGCCTCCACCCTCGTAGATATTTTTCAAGCACTCTATCTGAGCGTCCAGGTATCCAGGCATAACATTACCTAGATGATTATCGGTTATAATTAAGGCCTTCATTTAGGCTCTAAACCCCACCAATCAAACGTCTTAGCCAGACCCTCCCAAAAAAGTACCTTCGGTTCGTAGTTCAAAAACATTTTAGATTTCTCCAGGCTAGCTAGAGTATGTCTAACATCACCCTTCCTGTCTGGGGCTTCCTTTACTTCTAGTCCAGAGAACTTCTGCTGACAATAATCTAGTATCCTTATAAGGGGGATTCGTTCACCTCCAGCGACATTAAAGCATCCTCCGCGAGCGGTACCTTCAGCCGCTAGAATATTAGCGTCTACCACGTTATCTATGTAGCAAAAGTCTCTGGACTGATAACCATTGCCGTCCAGCCTGAGAGGCTTACCATTCTTAATTGCGTCACACCAGGAACATACCACTGTAGAGTATGCTGACTCGGCAACTTGTCCTGGGCCGAAGACGTTGAAGTATCTAAGGCAAATAATATCTAATTCATACAGGTCAGAGAATATGCCAGCAGCATCTTCTATTGCTGCTTTCTGCCAAGCGTAAGGAGATTTGGGATGTCTAGCCATATACTCCTGGACAGGTTTAATTACTGTTGTCCCATCAAAAATACCGCCATATACAGATGATGATGATGAGAATATTACTTTCTTAACATTTCCTATACAAGCGTGAAATAACTTCACCGTCTTTAGAATATTATTATCTGTAGTCTCCACTGGATTCTCTACTGAGTAGGCCACTCTAGGGATTGCAGCTAAGTGAAAAACCATATCATACTTTTTATCCCTTATAGAATCTAGTATGACTGAATCAGTAAAATCCATAGGCCAGAGAATAGCGCCTTTAACGCCTTCAGGAAGAGGCTTGTCGGGATCGCCCTCGCGGAAATTATCTACTACTTCTACTTTCCACCCCTCTTTAAGCAGTCTCTCGGTTAAGTGGGCTCCTATGAATCCACATCCCCCTGTTACTAAGGCTCTACGTTGCATACTTTTATCTCCTCCCCATCTCCGAAAGATTCTCCCACTAGAATCTCTATGTCTAGCGGGACAGAAAAATCAATACCAAAAGTCTTTTTAATATACGGATAGTTCACCATCTCATCATAGATGATACGACAAGCTTCGTCTACCTCATCGGCAGGGGCAATAGCTTCAATACTATCGTGAACCGTACTAACAATCCTAGCCTTCATACCCTTCTGCTTAAACTTCTCAACAATACCTAGAAGCGAACAGACCAGAACGTCCGAAGCAGTGCTTTGGATTGTGAAATTAATCCCCTGTCTTATAGCCTTGTTGGCTACGGTACGATTCCTAGAGGCAACGTCAGGGAGATTCCTTCTCCGACCGAATATTGAATAAGCGTAACCGTTCTTCTTGATAAAGGCCTCAATGAACTCCATATACTTAAAGATCCCTGGGTAGACATTCTTGTATGCCTCGATGATCTTCTCAGCCCTCTTCAGTCGAATGCCCATAGTCTCAGCGAGGTTAAAAGCTCCTCCCCCATAGACGATAAGGAAAGAAACTGTCTTAGCTATCTGTCTCTCCTCTTTTGTGACATCCCCCTCTTTCTTGTTAAAGAGTAGGCTCCCAGTATAACTATGGAGATCTCGCCCCTCGATGAAAGCTTTCTGCATGTTATATTCTTTTGCAACATGAGCTAGGACACGCAGTTCCATCGCACTGTAATCCACGGTTATAAACTTGTATCCATCAGGTGCTACAAAGATGCTACGGATATTATTCTCTGTCTCTCTAGGTAAAGTGTGAAAGGAAACTCCCTTACTCTCCTGAGCAGTGTAGGCTGTGCATGAGAGCCTCCCTGTGATGGTGCCATCGAGCTTGTAGTCCACATAGATCTTGTCGCACCCGTTAAATTTAGCGGCCTTCCTGACCCCCTGTATGTACGTCTTGTATAGCTTCTCAGATTTGCGAAGGTCGAGTAATTGTTTCACAAAATTTCTAGCACTCTTGAGGGCGGGTGTAGTAAGTTCGGAAACTCTCCACTTACTTATCTTCTTACTCTCATCTCTGTGTCTCCACTTGGTCATTCCCTGGTCCTCAACTCGTTCTCAATTTGTTCTAATAATAGCTTCAACGTGGGGGCAGACACGGAGGGAGATCCCTTTGCAGTCTTGTCAGGGGGATAAAGATTAAACCCCCCCTCTCTGGTATACAGCACCTCAATCAAATGGTTATTAGAGGACAGGTTGTCCTCCTTATTTACCTGCTTGAAAGCATAAAGAGAATCAGCTTGATCTACATTCTTTTCAAACAACTCCTTCCCTACCGTCTTCAACTTTTCTTGAGACACATCTAACCCTGCATACTCCATATCCTTAAATGCCTCTGTCGCAGGAGCCATAAGATTTTCGTATAATCCTAGCATCCCATACTCCTGTAGCTTCTCCTCGCATATATGGAAGAGCTTCAGAGTGAAATAAGCATCCAGAGCGTTGCCCTTAGCACAATCATGTAAGGACATACTACTCCAGTCGAAATTTTTAGGATTGTTGACAGTGAGCATGAGTATATAATAGGGAAAGAGAAGTTGTATGGCTAAAAGAAAAGTAAATCCCTGGGCTGTGTGCCATAAAGCCACAGGTCCCAAAAAGGACTCGAAGCATGAACGTTGTGTGATGCAGGTTAAAGCAAAGCACGGGATAAAGGAAGTAAAAATGAATAAAAATTATGAAAGAATGGCAGAAGTGTTATATGAGCTTACCATTAATCTCGATCCAGCAATAGAGCGTGGGAAAAGGATATTGTCCCGAATAATTCCTGGGGGGAAAGCTAGGGCAGCAGCGGCGGCGGCAGAGAAGGCGGCAGCAGAGAAGACGGCAGCAGAGAAGGCGGCAGCAGCGAAGAAGGCCGAGAAAGCAGCGAGAGCGGCGAAAACTAAACAACAGTGGGACGCTGGTGAGCATCCGAGACAAAAATGAATAAAGTTTACGGGAGAATAACTGAACTGCTGCTAAAAGAGATCACCGCTGGAGGTGGCCCAGGACATCGTACATCTTCTAGTGGCTATATTGGGAAGGCATCAACCGCATCCAAAGGGAGGCCTNGGAAGAAGGNCAGAGCTANGGCTGCGCGATTACNCCACACAGAACGTGCCATGGATCCTGAAAAGCCTTGGGTTGGGGCTCAACCCTGGTCAGGTTTTTCCAAAGTCGATCCAAAAACGGGCGNGGCNGCTCCAGGTGAGGGTGTGAGAGTCTTGAGGATTAAAAGCTCTCCAACTCCTTAGGAAAGTAGATCTTCACTAGCTCCATCAAACTCTTTGGAGTGTTCTCATCGATGAGATGATGCATCAATTTTGTATCCCATACATTCTCCACCTTTATACCATACTGCTTCAAGAACTTNAGATCAAACTTAGCATTGTGAAATACCTTCTTGTTCCTCTTGTTGGATAGGATCTCAGAGACAGCCCTAAGAATACTCTCCTTCATACTATCTTCCCACTCCACTTCCTTGTGATCAATAGGCAGAACCCACCCCTTATCCTTAAGACTGAAGGCTATAGTCATCATCTTATCCCTCAGGAAGTCCAGCCCTGTGGTCTCAATGTCACAGGCAATTGTCTCAGAGGTGTCTATTAACTCGGAACAAAACTCATTCAAGTCCTCATAAGACATGATAACCTTGTAATCAAAGCTGTGTGATACCTCCTTGTTAAGGATATACTTATCGATTGAATTCTTTATGTCCGTATCAAATAAGAACTTATGACGAGGTTCATTGATAACAGTTTGTGGGTGGAACAAGGGGACCACTGGTATGCCCTCATACATGAAGCACCTACCTCGCTTGGAGCTGATGCCACTCTTCTTGATTAGCATCTTCATTGCAAGGTTGCCACAAACAAAGATTAGCCTAGGGTTTACGTGGCGTATTGTATCTGTTAGATACTCCCTGCAAATCTTCATGTTAGAGGGGGACATATCTGCCTCCTTAACTGCGGGGCACTTTACTGATGGAGATGTGGTCCATGTAAACCCTGAGTATCCTGACAGCCCACCCTGGAACAGAGCTATCTCTTCCTTTTTGAACGCTGTCTTTTCATATCCGTTCCACTTATAGGAGTCGGAGAGGAAGAGAACATCTGAAGCAGGTAGGTCTTCATGATCCATATGAGCGTGAAAAGGCTTGCTAGAATTCTTAAGAATAGAGCAACCTTCACAGGAGGTTGTTGTGCTGGATCCACTGTAAAGTCTTTCTAGTTCAAACATTACTATTATATGGTATGGTTAAGAAGCATTATGTAGATAATAAAAGATTTGAAAAACTGATCAAAGCTTACCTCAAGGATAAGAAAACCAATGAGGAGGAGCTGATGAGCATGTTCGATAAACTCATTTCCAATATTATAGACTCTTTCGGCTTCAATGTCGATAAGGATGATGCTAAACAGGAGTGTTTTGTTTTGATACTTAAGACGCTGAAGAACTTCAACCCTCAGAAGGGCAAGGCTTTCAACTTCTTCACGACCATTATACTAAACAACCTGAAACTTCTCTACACAAAAAACAAAAAATACAATGAAAAGATATCAAACTATATCGAGAAGGTTACTGGTCAGCACCCAAGTTCTTTATAAATGTTTGGTAGATATCCTTCCTTATACACTCTATCTCCGTTTAATGTGATGAGATAGGGCACTCTCTTTGTTTTGAATATAACAAAAGAATGGGGCATTGTAAAGCTATTAATCACATATAACTTTGCCTGTTTTCTATAGCCCTTTAGCTTCTCCACAAGATTAGATGACCACTCGTCCCACATAGATGTGAACAAGATCCTAACTTTCTCCCCAGACTTTTTTTGATCGCGGGTGACCTTATTGATCTGGTTCTCCTTGTCCAAGAAAATAATATTTTCGTCCATTACTCTACAATTTCTATTCCAGAGGGATTAAACTCGTCCTTATGCTCTTCGGCATATTTCTGGACCATCTCCACTAACTTCTTGTTCATGGATTCAATGCCTGTTAAAAATATACTCTTCACAAAATCGTCAAGAGGAACCTCCTCAGGCTTTACAGTGTCAGTAAAAGCTTTGAAAGCTTCTGTCTCTTCCTTATTTAACTTTATTTGAAATTTCATGCGACCTCTACTTCTTTCGTCAAGACGAATTTTCCATCCGTCAATATTTAATTTAACAGTCTCTGGCATAGGCTATAATAGATTGATGTCGAAAAAAATAAAAGACAATTGTGATCTAGAGGCTTTAAAGCCTAAGAAGAGGGTCAACAGCAGGGCTAAAGGGCAATCCTTCGAAAGAAAAATTTGTAAATTTCTCAACAGTAGGTTTGAAACCAAGGAATTCTGCCGTACTCCTGGGAGTGGAGCCTTTGCTACAACACATGCTCTCCCTGAATATTTAAAGATTCATGGTGATCTAGTAACTCCCAAAAACTTTAGGTTTATCGTCGAGTGTAAAAAGGGTTACAACAAAGAGAACCTGAGCAGCCTGTTCAATGATCGGTCTGCATTCTACACTTTTATAAAACAATGTGAAAAAGATTCACAGAGAGCAGGAGTCCCATCTATTATTATATGGCAACAAGATAGAAATGAGATATTAGCAATATTAAATAATCAACTTGTTGATGATATAACTCTATATTCAAATAAAGAATATAAACATCTAATCTTTAATAAATATATAATATATAAATTTAAAGACTTGCTAGACTTAGATAATGATTTCTGGTTTACCTAGCTTCGAGAATCTTATATAGAATATCTCTTTGATTCTCTAGATACTCTTCAATAACATTGTTTATTGGATCATGAGCATCAGCATTAACCTCTTCAGGAACACTTGCTGACCTTGATTTAGGCGTTGCAATCTCATTCAATAGACCTCCAGATGCATGAGTAACGAATCTAGTATTCCTAGAGAAGCCTCCGTCTACCGTTTCACTAGACTGACCCTCAGCACCAAAGCTAACATAAGTATCTTTATTCCCATCAAGAACAAGCTTCGTTGTAAATGAGTTTGTGTTAGGTATAGAGACTGTCATGCCCCTATAGCTCCTCCCGTTCCTGAATGCCTTAACCACCTCCAGAACCTCATTATGCCTAAAGTATTTCAATTCACCATCAGCGATGGATCTAAAATCCCCACTGTCCCCATTATTAATTGATCCACCTGTTAGGAAAGTGTTAACCGCCAGATAATCAGTCGCAGCTCCCCCGCTTCTCTCTCCATCGTTCTCCTGCGCTACTCGTTTCATAGTATATCGCTGTCTTAGGAATCTAGAGATAAGCTCTCGTGCTCTCTCTTCACCTTCGGGAGTATCTAATGT